ACAACTTCGCCGAATACGTAGTCCGATTGTTTTTCTTCTTCGGATCTCTCGTCGATCAGTGCTCCATTGTATTGCTCTATTTCTTTTTCTTCGTTCATATTTTTATTTTGCCAAAGACATTAAAATTTGTAATAAGGTCATTGCCCCGATAGCAATGAATCCCCACTGCTCAAGTCGACGGATCCGTTTCTCGTGATCTCTCACGTTGTCGGAAATCATTTTTTTTAGCTCCCCCATGTCTCGCTCGTAATCGCGGCAAAAGCTACGATCCCAATTTTTGAATTCGTCTTTGTCGAGCTTGCTTGCCTGGAGCTCAGCGTTCGTCTTTGTCGATTTGTCGTCGAAGCTTTTCAGGTCCGTAATAACCCGATCAAGTTTCGTTGCCATTTCGATCAGTAAGTCGTGATCACTTCGTCCGTTCTTTGGTAATTCTTCAGCCATTTTTTGTTTTTATTATTGTTATTTTTTATTAAGAAGCAACCGCCAATATTCCGCTCGGAGCAACTAATACGCTTGCTGGAGTTATTGTTATCGATGCCATTTTGCTTTTGATTCCGTAAGTGTATCCACCGCAAAGGACAGAAAAACTGTACACGGTGCCGTGGTACCCGTAACTATATGTGGAAAAATAAAAATATAAATCAATCACATCTCCCGCCGCGACAGCAATGGAGTCGCTATCCATTGTCATTCCTGAAGATTGCCAACTGCTACTGTAGTATGTCTTATTGTTTACTTCGGTCCCATTTTTATATACCTTCATTCCCGCAGTAGCGTAATTACCACCAGAATATCCTCCATAGTTCATTCTAAATGCAAAATTTCCAGCTACTTTCATTGTTAATCGACAGTTTGTAAAATTATAATTTTCATCCGAACTATTATATGTATGAGTGCTAGTTGTGTCCGCAGTCGATGTGCCCGACGAAGCTCCAATAACAAAATCAAAAGTCCCCCTATTTAGTAATTGGAAGTTTGTACCGTCATACTGAACGACTGCTACCTGTCCCGCGTAAAGATCTCCTGGATCCAAAGCATTGCTTCCGTTTTTTTTAATTGCTTTAGCTCCCAAAGAGTTAATGTTCAATGTCGCTGCTCCTGCGTTTGTTGCTGCCGGTAAAAATCTAACAATCATTCCTGTAAAATAAGCAGATAATCCATTTGATATTGTGTACGCTCCGGCTGAATGGCTAGCACTGTATAACGATTCAGTGAAAAGATTGAATGGTCTAGCGTCAAAATAAATATAGCATTGCGATCCGTCGTCGATATTTTTAATCGATGTCGCTCCAACTCTTAGGTACACTTCGCAAACTACAAATTTATCTACCGGATAAGAAGGTGCGACTGGCGATGCGTTTTCTGTTCCTTGAGTTACGGCAAGAGTTCCGGCGGAATCCAAAGTTAAAATATCAATTCTAGGGTTAGTCGATGGAGCGGTAAAAGTGGGAGAGTTGCCTCCCGCATATTTCAAGATTCCGGTAATAAATTTAACCATTCCGCGATCAACGGCCAACGTCATGTTCGGCGATGCCTGGGCAAGCGCTTTCAACCCCATATCAGTGTGGTTCAAAGCGTCTGCAGTTATTTCCTCGCCTGCTTCCCAAACTTTTTTTACCATAATATTAAGCGTTAGATAGCGTGTCCTCGTAATCGATAGTCAAAGACTGCGCATTAGTTTTTGTTATGCTGATCAAACTGCGGTCCCACAATGTCCCGCTTCCTGGCGTAGCACTCGCATTGAGCCATAGTCCCATTTCAGTCCAGGTCCCGACTCCTTCAGAGAGCCCATAAAAAACAGTGTAATACGCTTTGTTTCCTGAATATGTTTTTGACGAGACAATGATTCTTGCTCCTTCAGTTCCAAGAGCTGTGTCTCCTGCAGCAGGTGCTCCTGTGCCCGTTCCGAGCGAGTGGTAGTTCACAATTACTTCAGCGATCGCAGCGATGTTCCCGGATAGAGCTTTTGTTAAAGCAGCGAACCCAACGGTTGGCGTTATGTTCTCGAATATCTCTCTCCTTTCAACGACTCCCAGTTTTCCGAGCTCGTCAAACCTTTGCTTCAGTGTATACTTGCTCAAGTCAAATAGATCTCTCCAGTCGGATCTTAATTGCTCGAGTTTTTTCTGGTTAATTAAAGATATCCAGCCGATCCTTTTCATCGGTTTCACTTCCTGGACTATTTTTTGTTTGATGTTTTGATTTTTCATTTTAGAAAAAAGCTCACTCCTTATCCATTCCTTGAAATGTTTCTGAGTGAGCCCATGAGCCCTATTGATTTTCTTAATTATAACACTCGCAATTATTGAAGTCAAACCCGTAGGAAGCAATGCCTATCCGACCAGGCAACCCTCTTTCTATCGGCAAGCGAAGTCGGGGTGTATGGCCCGGCGACCCACTGCGGACCGTTATTGATATACGTTAGGTTTTCTCGACTGACCTCAATACTTCTTTCCACGCTCATTGGAGTTCCGATTGTGATTGTCCTGGCAAATTTTTCTCCCTTCGTGAAGCTGTTTGCCGTGACAATGGCCACGCTCGTTTCTAATGGCTGAGTATTTTTCACAATTTGAGACAATAAATCGATCAGTTCGTATGTCTTTACGCTCACAATGCTGACCGTCCACACCATTTTTTGCGAGGTTAGCATTTTGCCGGTCAATCTCTGAATGATAAAGTCCGCGGATATGCCCCTGAGTACGGATCCGATATGTATTTTCTGGCCGGCTACCAGTCCCGATTCATACGTTTCAAAGGATCCTTCAGACACCGCCTGGCCGTAGGCGGTTATCTCTGCGCGTGCACGAGCGGCCGCGTCAGTCCTGGACCCGATATTTTTGTCCTGGATTCTGAATTCTCTCTCTCCATAAGTGCCGATTGAAGCAAGGTCTTTGTACCTTACCGCGATCGCGAAATAGTATTTGCCAGTTACTTCGATCAGTGCTCCATTGGCAGGAGGGGAGGCAGGGTTGAAATATAGCACTCCCATGTCGTAATCATACAAGCAGTCCTTCGTTGCGAACGTATCGATGTTTTGGATTCCGACTGTCTTTGCTACTCCGGCCACGGTCACAGTTATGTCAGTGTACAGCCTGGATAAAACGTAAGACGAGCTCTGAGCGTTGCCGACGAATTTGTCCGTCGATGTCGCAGTGCTTTTTTCTTTTCCGCCTTCGACTAGTATTGAGTTTTTAATTTGAGTGTAGTCCTCGGTTATCTGAAGCGACTCCCAGATATATTTTCCCCCGTCGTCGTCTAAGTCAAACGGTGCGTTCTCTGCGAATTTAGAAAAGAAGTGAATGTCTCCTGTCGGGTCAACGTACCACTCCTTGCTAAACTGATCAGCTATCTGTTGGATTGCCACTGATACTTCGATGTTATTAAAAACGAATGACCCGGTTGCTGAGGCGTCGTCCTCGACGTTCACGGTTGTGATTCCTGCTCCCGAAAATTTACTGACGATATCTTCAATAATGTCGATTGCTTTTTCTGACGAGTAAGTTGTGTTGACTAGTTTTCTATTTAGAAGGTATACCTTGTTTTTCAAATCGCACTCGTAGATAATAATTGGTCCCTGGATCACTTTTTGCGTTGGTCTTGAAACGAAACCTCCAAAAATGGCGACCCCGTCGTCATATATCATTATTTCGTCCTCTCCTTCAGGCTTGTACTTTCCGGTGATGTACTTGACCGTCATTTTTCCAGTCGTCGCTTCTTTGGTTACACCTTGAGTGATTTGAACGCTTTGTATCTGATTGGTCTTGTCTGTGAAGCCAGGCTCTCCAATTTTTTTGACTTCGATTGTGATCATAATTATAACTTCAAATTGTCTTTCAAATATCTAACAAGAGAGTTGCCCATTCTAAGAGCTGATTCTTCATCGTCGGCAAAGGTGCCCGATATGTTTATCACGAAATTGTTACCTCCCGCTCCGGCGGCCGCAAAGGATCCATTCGGTATTATTGTGCCCGAGCGTCCTGGCACGAATAGTTCGGGTCCGTTCTCTCCGATCAGGTACGGGGTCCCTCCACTAACCGAACCTCCTGAAGCTTTCCCGGTTATAGAGGATCCTCGGCTGACAATCGTGCTGACGGCACTGCCAACCGCACTTCCTACCGTGCTCATAACTGTTTTAGCCAGGCTAATTATTGTGTTCAAAGAATTGATCAGGTTATTGACCGGGCTCATCAAAACGTTCAAGCCGTCAGTGATCCATTTTATTGATGCTTCGGCGACTGCTTTGATTCCGTCCCACACGTTAGTAAAAATTGTTTTAATGTTTTCCCAGATTCCGCTCCAGGTTGTCGTAAATTCGTCAAACCTTTTTGTGAACCATTCCACTATTGCCGTTATGGCCACTGTGACTGCATCCTTGACCATAGTAAACTTGGCGACTGCATCGTTGTATATTTTCATTAGGGTTGCGTCCCAACCTGGAAATAAGAAGTCGAGCAGGGAAGCCCATGCTCCGATAACAAAGTCGACTCCTGTCCAGAATATGTTTTGAATTGTTTGCCAGGCGGTGCTAACGGCGCTCGAAGCCGATGCCATCGCTCCGCTTACCGCATTCCCGACGCTCGTCCAGGCTGTTTGTGCGAATTTTGCTATCGAATCCCAGTTGTCATATACCAGTTTTCCGACTGCTACCAGGGCGGTTAAGATTCCAACTATTATCAATATTGGTCCCCCAAGTGCTGCGATAATGGCCCCCACGACGGTTAAAACGCCCCCTATTGCGGTAAAACCTATCGTTAGGGTAGGAATTACTAGCCCTAGGGTTCCAACCACCGCCAAAACCCCGAATAAGCCCGCAGAGATGGCAGCTATTGTCGCGATCAATGTCGGGTTCTGTGCTGCCCAATTTGCGAACATATTGATCAGTGGAGTGATCGCGGTTATGAGCGAATCAAGTGCCGGGGCGAATGCCTGGCCGATATTCTCGCTTAAGTTGCCCATAGTGACCTTTAATATGTCCATTGGCTTGGCTAGTTCTTCAGCTGCTCCTTTTGTTTTCTGTGAGACGATCGCGAGTGCTTCTTCAGCTGTCGCTACGTCCGATACGTTGATTCCGAATTGTCTTAATACTGTCGCCTTTCCTGCGTGCACGTTTATCATTGCTTGAGTGGCCGACATTAGGTCTTGTCCGGAATAAGCGGCGAGGTCTTGAGCTGTTTTCAAATCGCTCATTGCTGTTTTTGCATCCCCCGTGGCTGTAAAAAGTTTAGCAAAAGCGACGGCTGTATCCTCGTCGTCCATTCCCAACTTGACTGCTCCGTCTGAAGCTTCAGTCATTAGTCCTTGTAAATATGATAGCTCGCTTCCTGCTCCCCCGGCTTCTTTTTGAAGCTTGGCGAGAGCGTCTCCACTTAATGAATCTACTCCGTTCTTCAGTGCTAGGTTGGCGATCTTCATTTGTTGTGCCGATTCAGTGTAATCGCTGAATGTTTTAAGAGCGATTGCCGATATAGCAGTAAAACCGGCCGTACCAATTATGGCGGCCTGGCTGAATGACTCTTTCAAGTTCTTTGTTTTGTCCTCGACGTTTTTAATGCTCTCTGACGTCTGGTCCAACTGCTTACTGACGTTATCTTGAAGGTCTAATAATAATTTTAGTTTTGCTTCTGATGCCATCAGCTTTTTTCTCTTATTTTATTCTGGTATCGCATAAATTCTGATTCTTCTTCCATGCGGATACCTGCTACTCTGATAAACCACGCCGGCGTTTCCATGAGCTCACCGTAGCTGATCCCGAGATACTTTGCCATTTCGACAATTTGCATCTCGGGTGTCAGCTTCGCCACGTTTCCTTCGACTAAACGTCGGTAGCTCGCAGCTATTTTTTTTCTTCTTCTTCGTCAATGCCTTTGTAAATTTTATTTACTAGGGCATCGATTTCAATAAAGTGAGAAGCTTTTATTTCTTTCACTGTTTGCCAATTCTTTTCTTTGTCTACTTCCCCGTTGATTGAAACAATGATTGTATCGAATAGCAATCGTTCTCCTCTTTGGTATAGGTCCTCGCTTAACACTAACCCATTGCCTCCGATTCTCTGGCCGTTCGATAGGGTAGAGGATATTTTCATATATTCCTCTCCGGTGATCCAGGGAACCATTGCGATTTCTAGTCCCCCAATATTTACGATTTTGTTTTCTCTAGTCATGGTCTTTTAACTTATTATTATTTACGATTCTGAGACTGCGTAATCAGTCCTTCCGTTTGTTAGCACTATGTCGATACCTTCTTCAGCTGTTTCGTCATAGTGAGCAGTGAAGTCGATGCCTTCTTTAACAATGTCGTCGATAGGTCTGTCTGGATTCCATCCTTCGAAGGTGATGTTTGGCAAAGTGATCACTAGTTTAGGGTGAGAGGAAGCTCCGACTGTCTTGTCTAACCTTTCGATAATGATTTGCAATGCCTTAGTATCATTGTCGTCGAAGTAATCATGCATTGTTTTGGCTGCAAAGTTTAGCGAGAAATTTCCGGTTGCTTCGATTGTTGAAGCGAGTACGTTGCCAGGGTTAATCTCTCCCACGTTCTGATCAGCTCCGGCGTTATTCTTCACGTCTAGGGCGAATTCTTTCACTCCGATTGGCGATGCGGCCGCTAGTCCTGCGACGTTGGCTGCGATCTTAATCGATACGTCCTGGTGTCTGAATATGTAATCAGCTGCGGTCAGTGCGGGCACGTATGCGGGAGTACCTTTTTCTGCTTCTTCGGAAGCTACGAAAGAGAACACCGCATTGATCAAGTCGTCCGGCTTAATGTTCAATTTCATTTCAGAAACTAGGGCTAGTAAATAGTCATAGTCCTGGACTGGCTGTGACAAAGCCAATGTCAATGAAGGGTGCTCTGGATTGTTTGGAAGCACTTCAAATTTGTGCTCGTATGCTGTCGCATCTCCTTGCTTTGAAGCAGAGGTGCATTTTCCAAGTAAAGATTTCAAAAGGAATCCGATTGAAACGTCTCTGACGTTTGCCTCAAGGTCTCCTTCAGCTCTTTTCATAACTATCTCAGAGCCCTGGCTTGCCATCTTACTTGCTCGTGTCTCTTTGAGAAGCGTTTTGTCTACTACCAATTTGACACCGGTGGGAGTTCTCCCAGGTATCCAAATTTGAGGATCTACTCTGGTTCCTCTTGTTTCTTCGATGCCTACACCTATTACGATATCTTCTCCTCTTTGGATCATATTTTTGTTTATTTACTTTTATTATTATTGCGATTGTTTTCCGGAAGCTTGAAGCTAATTGTGACAGTGACGTTTCCGGCCGAGTCCTCGCTATTGACCACTTTCACGCCACTCTTTTTTTTCCTATTCGCCATCTTCTACATAGACCTTTACCCTTATTGATAATTCTGCGATTCTCATGTCTCCTTGTGTTGTTGTTTGGTATCCCCATACTGAAGGGACTGGCTCGACCCACGCGTTACCGATATCAAGCACGTCTCTTTGTCGGAATATATCTATCAGCTCGTCAATGGCTTGCTCAAGTGCTATGTCCGCGTTGTCCTGGCCGTCAGTGAAAGGGTAGTATAATCTTACAGTAAAAATGTACGTCTCCTTGTTTGATTCTGAAGCGGTGGTATTGTAGGCTGCCTCGTTGCTCGATGGGCTCACGACTGCAGCAGGGAATCCGCTAAAAGAAGAACGAGCCGTTCTGTACGCTTCTTCAATTTTCTGTGCGTTATTGACAACCCCTATGATTTTTTCTCTAATAATTCCGAACATATTTTTAATCTCCTAAATGATTTGCTATCTTATCGAGCACGTCCTCGAACACTTTCGACACTTTGTCTTGATCCTGGTCCGCTGTCTCTTTAATCCAGGGCTGATATTTGTGACCCTTCTTTGCGATCACCGCTCTGATTGCCCAGGGATTTACTCCCTTCTTTTTTGCCCACCTGTAAAGTGAGCCACCAACCTTTGCTTCCTTTGCCGGTATCAGCTGAGGCGGTGAATATTCCCCCCTCGCTTTATCCTCTCCGTGAAGCTCGTACGCGTATTCCACTGTCGGAAATATCTGCGCTGTCATTCCTTCGTCAAAGAATTCTCTCCTGATGGACTTGGTCAAATCGCCGGTTGATTTTGGAGCGTTTAGCATAACGTCCTCCATTAGCATTGTTGAAGCATCTTTGACCCCGGCGACGATAGCTGTCTTTGTGAATATTCCGGCCGTCTTTATCTTCTCTAATAAATCCCCCTCCAATTTGACTGTTAAATTCATGTTTGCTTTATTACGCTAATTATTGTCAGCGTAACGTTCCTGCTCGGGCTGTCGTTGTTAAGCGACAATCCTTTTACTTCGTACCACTCACTCCCGTCTTTCAATCTGTCTCCGATTTGAATGTCCGCGTTGAAGTCGTCTGATCTGAATATAAATGTCTTGCCGAATTGCCCGTCCACTATCATTGAGTATTCTGCTCCGGCGGGCTTGACGTTCCCGGTTATAATATTGCCGGTGTCCGCGTAAGCAATTTTGTAGTTGCTCGTGCTTTCGTTCGGATCCGATGTTCTATAAATATTGAATGTTTTGAAGTTGAACATATTACACTTTTATTTTGAGGTACGCTTTTATCGTCCTCTCAATTTCTTCGTCGAGCATTTCTTTGTAGCTGACGTTTTCAGCCGAAGCGACTCCTTCAGCCGTTCTTCTCTCGTAGGTTCTTGCTGATAATTTTAGTACGGCCAGTTCGATGTCGTAGGGGAGCGTGTAGTAAGTACCTGGTCCCGACTCTCCGCTTTCGCTTGGCAAGACGAATCCTGCTCGGTAGGTGACTTCGATATTTCTGAAGCCCGCTGGCCACCCTTGCTCTCTGGTTAAGATTCCTGCTCGGTAATCAATGTTTAATGTCGCCAATTCGTCGACTAGTGATACCACTGCTCCGTCAATTTTTATCTCTCTGATATATATGACTGGGAATTGAGCGAGACAAAGTGATTGGCAATTGTTTCCGTCGTATTTTTCTACGTAATCAGCCAGGTCGTATTTTCTTCGGGTTTGAGTTTCAAAGAAAGAGCTAGCACCTTTTATGATCAGCTCTAACACCGCGTCTTTTCCTGTCTCTGCAGACGGGATTCCTAGGTAATCTTTCAAATTTTGTACGGTTGTTAGCATCATAGTGGTTATTTCTTGCCCTTTTTAGGGGCTATTTTGGCTTTATTGGCTCCTGGTTTCACTGCCTTGTCGTTTGTCTTGCTTACTGCTTTTAGCTCTGCTGCGGCTTGTTTTACGGGCTCAGACACCTTAACTTCAGCGATATGTTTGGCGTCTTTTGTCATTTGAGGCACGATCTCCTCGGCGTATCTGCCCGCAATGAGGCTGTTAGCTTGCTCGATTGGAAAGGTTGCAGTGTCTCCAGTGCAATATATCTTCCAACAATTTATGAATTTAACTGATTTTGTAAGCATTTTTTTGTTTGATTTTTTTGATTATTCTGCTGCCCCCGACCATTAGGGGCAGAGTGAATCTTCAAAAACTTAGGATTCGGTAGCTTCTTTGACTCCTGTTAGCTTTGTGAAAGCTTCAGTTAGTGTCAAAGCGCCATCGACTGATTCGTAAACAAGAATCTTTGTCTGCAATCTTTCGATAACGTCCTGAGTGGCCATTTCGATAGCTTGTCCGGTCTTGATCCAGTAGTAAGAAGGATCACCGAAGTAGATTTCAGTTGTGTTAGTACCAGTTCCCAAATTCTCTGGGATGTCAACGCTCTCCAATAAGGGCTTGTTGAACAAAGAATCAAGAGGCATTCCAGGTTGGAATATCGGTCTGTCCTGTTGATCTTTTAACCCGTGAATAGCTTTAGCTCCCATTGTTGATGTTATAAAGACCGCATTCTTTCTGTATTGAGGTTTCAATGAGAAGTAGAGGTTTATAATATCCTGGTAAGCTAATCCGTCGCCGGCTTGAGCAACTGCCTGAGACAAAGTTTCCAAGCGGATACCCTTTGGCTGTGTAGTGCCGTTTCCTGCGATGTAAGCTGATTCACAAGCTTCAGCAAGTTTCCTTCCGGCTAGAGTAGCGACGTAGTTGACTATGTTGAAGGCTGAAGTGTTTAACAACTTCCATGATGCCTTCACAAGTGCTGCGACGTATCTGTCGGTTAGAGATTTTCTAGTTGTAGAAGGTTCTGATTCTGTTACCAAATTGGCATCAGCGTCGTCTACTTCTCCAACCCAGTATCCTGTAATACTGTCTCCTTCAACTGGTAGGTCGAAGTTGCCTGCTAATTGGAATGTAAATGCCCTTTCAGACAAAACATTAAATTTAGCTTTCTTTTCCAAGATTGCGTCAGCCAATACTGTTGGAACAGTGTACCCGAAGGAACCTGTGCCGGTATTGATCTGCTTTACACCGTACTCCTTGTAGTGGCTTACAGGAAGAACAATGCTCTTGATAAAGTTGGCCGCTTCTTCGATACCTTCTTGCTTGACCATAGCATCTGTCTTTACTTCGATAGGAGCCATTTTGAATTTGCCGTTTTCAATTGGGAATCCCATTTTTTCAAGTTGCTCGTCGGTTGCCTTTGAAAGAATCTCTGTTAGGTTGACTTGTTTACCGTCGATTTCTAAAAATATTTCGTTCATACTTTTGAAATTTAACTTTTAATAATCTGCTTGGCTTTAATGATCAGCCTTTCGACTGACTTATCAATGCCCCTGGCTTCTTTGAGAATAAGCTTTGCAGTTTTCTTCTCGCTATCTGTGCCAGTGTCGACCGAATTGTCTCCGGCGTCGTTGTCTCCGGAGGCAGGAGGTTCGTCTCCTTGCCCGTCTTTGACAGCGGTTGGTCCGCCTAGAGTCCCTACTGCCGTTTTAACGGCTTCAAGAATATCGTTAGCCGCCTTAATGCCCTCGCTGATCGCTTTGATCGCTTTGGCTTGTTCTTCTTCAGGCGTTGGCTTTGGCTCCGGTTCAGGAGCTGGTGCCGGTGCGGGTTCTGGAGAAGGAGGTTCGTCTCCCGCAGCTGCACCGTCTGCTTTTACTCCAATCATTTCAGCTCTCCTGTTTGCACCCACGAGCACGGGAGAGTATTCGTAAATACTTAATTTCTTCAAGTGTCTCAATCCATCAGTTCCGTCCTGGTAGTCCTCGTCCACTCCGTATCCGAACGAGAAGTCAGTGATCACTCCTTCTTTCATAAGAGCATAACACTCGGCTGCTCTCTGTACTTCTAAAACAAGCTTGGCTTTAATGTATAGACCGAATTCGTCCTCGCGAGCTTCCAATGTTTTTGAAATTGGCTGATCCCAATCGTGAGACCATACTCCCTTTGGATAGCGGGGGAAGTTCTCGGCCAAGAAATCTTTGAAAGCACCTTTGTCAACTACCTCTCCGTATGAATCGGCATTGCCAAAAACAGAAACGTAGCATTCAAATATTCCTTCGCCTTCTTCAGGCAAAGCTTTGAACTTAGCCGGGCAAACAAATTTCGCTAGCTTGACTTCCTTTCCGTTGATGCTTTTTGATTCGTATATTTTTTTTTCCATAGCTTTATAAAAAAAGAGTCCACGCTCAGCTCTCCCGTAAGATTGCTTGTCGTGGACCCGTGAGTCCTATTTATATTTTTC